TTATCACCTTCAAATACTTGAAAGGTGCTTTTTTCATACCTGGCGTGGGTTGGAAAGCTATCGTTCACGATACATCACAACCGCCTTCGACTATTCAGTTACTTGGATCAGACTACGCCTTCGACCATACAGGACGTAAAGCCGACGGTATGATCTTTGACGAATATCAGGATCAAGATCCTCAGAACTGGGAAACTGTTTACCGCCACTACTTCACCACTACTAAAGGTTGGGCTTGTTTTATGGGTACAGCTCGTGGATTCAACCACTGGTACGATCGACTTGAGTACTCAAAAGAAAAGTACCGCCAAACACTTGAAGAAGGTGCAAAGAAAACGTGGTTCTATCTTGAAGCAACGTGGCGAGATAACCCTGTCGTTGACGCTGACTATATGGCAGAACAGCGAGAGGAAGCGGAAGAAACAGGACAACTTGATACGTATATGCAGGAAGTTGAACTTCAGTTCCGTACTGCTGCAGGTTCGGTCTATCCTATGTTCGATCGAAAGATTCACGTTATTTCACCAAACGATAAACGCATTCCTGAGTTTGACGGTACGCTTTACGTTACGTGGGATTTCGGTTGGGTAGAAGGACACCCGACGGCGGTTAACCTTGTCTTAATTGACGGACACGGACGCTGGTTTGTTATCGATGAGATTCACGGTATTCAGATCAAGCTCGAAGATGTCGTTGACGATATTATCTTAAAGGCTGGTGAACGTAGGATCGTAGGCGTTATTGCGGACAGTGCTCGTCCTGACTTAATTGATTCTGCTAAAGACATAGCAAATAAGAAACAATTTAATATGCCTATCTTCGGTGCTCCAAAAAAGCAAGGATCTGTCGCTTCAGGTATTACATTACTTGGTACGAAGCTATCACCTAAGATTCAACTTCTTGGAACGCCACAACCTGACGTATTCGTTACTAGTAATTGTGGTAAGACAATCTTCCAAATGGAAAACTATCGCTACCGTGAAAATAAGAAGGATCGACCTGCTACTGACGCTCCTATCAAAATGCACGACGATCACCCTGACGGTTTACGCTACTTAGCGTTATACTTAAAATATGGATTAGTGAAACAAACAGGTTCAATGCCACCTAAACCGAAGTTTAACCAATTTGGTCTATAAAAAAAGAAAAGGATTAAAAAATGGCTACTGAAGAAAAGAAAGATTTTGACCCAAAAACGCTAGGCGAGTTCGAGCGTGGGTTGTTCAAAGATTATACGCACGATAAAGACGCTCACGAAGATAGCGTAACAGATTACGACGCTTACGAAGCTATGGATATGGGTAAAACCTACGATAGCGTTTCACGTGAAACTACCAATGGTATTACCGACAATATGACAAGCACGATCTACATTGAACGATCTGCTCGTGTTGCTGGACAACTACCTGAAGGTGAAGTTCAAGCTATGGGTAAAGCCGACAAGGGTAAGGCTATGTTTATGGATATTCTACGTCAAAAGTGGATCAATCCAAACGCTAACGCACAGATGTCATTCCGAGCTAAAACCTTCTTACTTCAGTACGGCTCAAGTAAATACGGCTACCAGATCATACACTACGATCTAAACCAAACACCTAGCGGTTATTTCGGTCCTGATTGCTGGATATGGGATAACAGAATGTTCTTCCCACAAGACGGCTTCAGTTCGATCTCTGAAATGGATCACGTACACGCATTAGCAAGTAAATCACCGCAATTTTTCGAAGATATTCTTGACGAAGAAAGCGACCAGAAAGATCTGAACAAAAAGTCTGGCTGGAAGTTTGATACGATTAAAGATATTGTCGAAGAACTGAAAAATACTTCTGGTACTGGCAAAGACGCTTCACAGCAAACACTCGAAGAAAAGGAAAAGAACAGCGACGCTAAACAAATCTTGATTGCTACTCGTTATGAGAGTGGTAAAAAAGGTCGTTGGGTTTCATTCCTTCCACAGTACGGCTACCGAGTTATCCGTAATATCAAGAACCCTCACAAAAACGGTAAGATTCCGTTTGTTAAAAAGATCTGTCTTCCAACTACGACAAGCTTCTACAATGTTGGTGACTTCCAACGTTCTATGCCTATGCAGTTTGCGAACGACGGTCTGACAAACTTCTACTTCCAGGGTATAAAGATCAACTTGTTCCCACCTACAGTAGCGAACGCTCAGACAATTATTCGTCATACTATGTCGCAAGATCCTGGCTCAATTTGGGAAGTGAACGGAAACGTTAACGATATTAAACGGCTTGAGACTTCAACGGCTGGACTATCTACTTACCAGAATGCTAAGGGTGAAGTAAAGGGTGCATTACAGTCTATCGCTGGTACTACCGATACACGCCAAAACAAAGAGAGTGCTTCTGATCCTGGCTTCGGTAAAACACCTGAAGCTTTGAAAATGATGCAACAGCGTGAAAGTACTCGTGACAACCTTGACCGAGAGTTCCTTGAAGAAGCATTGACTGAACTGTACGACGGAATGCTATCACTCATACCTGTTATCTCTAACAAGATCCCTGTCGATATGTTCGCTGAAGAAATTGGAAACATTTTCAAGGCTGGACACACTGACATTAAAGAGATCTTCAAAGACGCTAAAAAGAGTGGCTTCGTTACTGTTCGTAAATCTGACAGTGGTGAACAAGCTCGACTAATGATTGATCCTTCTAAGTTCGAAGGACTTGAATACCGTTTCGAGTTGAAAGCAAACTCTACTGCTAAGAAGACGAAAGAAGCACAATTAGCTGCACTTCTCGACTTCCTTAACTTTATGGGTAAAATGCCTAATGCACTCGATCAGTACCAGACTGCTACAGGTAAAGTTCCAAACTGGGAAAAGATCTTCGCTCAGTACGGTGCGTTAGCTGATATTGACGGTATGGACGAAATGTTTACGGAAGCTCCTAAACCAGAGAAGGAAGAAGCTCCTGCTGGCGGTGGTGGTATCGATCCTGCAATGCTGGCTCAAGCTGCTGCTTCAGATCCAAATGCTATTGCTCAAGGATCTATGCAACCGCAACCACAAATGCCACCTACACCAATGCCACCACAAGCACCACCAGTTGCACAACCACCACAGTTACTAACTCCTGAAATGGTTATGGGTGGACAACCACCTGCACCTGCTCCTGTAGCACCTGCACCGTTACCTGCTGGAATAAACCCTGCTGTATTAGCTGCATTACAAGCATATGAAATGAGAGGACAATAATGAGAACCAATTCAATAATTAGCGATCCCGAACCGTTGCAACCTGTAGTTCCTGCATTATCAGGACAAAAGAAGCCAAAGCCGAACGACTTTGAAAAGATTGCAAACTCAGAAGACTTTCCGCAATTTGCTCACTACGTTAACAGTCGTATCGAATACTACCAACGGTTTACCCCTGGCGGTGTTGAAATTGAAAAGCTTACGAAAGAACAACGTATTGAAGCGTGGGATAGTGCAGTCGTCATAATTAAAGAGTTTGAAGGACTGATGAACTCACTTGACGCATTTAAGAGAAAACCAGATGAAGCACAAACAACATAAGTATGAAGTTCCTGGTGATAAGTGGTACGACTGGAAGAATGTAAAACGACCAGAGCGTACTGCTCATATGACGGAAGAAGAAATGGAAGTAGCCTTTCAAGAAAACCTGAAGGGTCACGTTCACGAATGGTATCAACAGGGTAACGAAATATCTTGTGATATGGGTAGTTCTACACACGGAAAAAAGATAGGTACAAGCGTGCGATTAGCTGGTACTACTCCTGACGGAGAGCCTATTTTAGTTGCTATCGGTCCGATACTGCGTACTGATGTTTAATGTGGTATATTTATATTAGTGGCGACCTACTGAAAAACGGTCGAGGTGAACGCCCTACCAAACGGTGCGAAAAGAAAAGAGTTTAACAATATGGCAAAATTACACGAAATAGATCCCGATCTAGATCCAATCGTAATTGCTGCTATGCTGGACGACGACGAACCAGAACAGGAAGAAGAAAAATCTACTGATTCTGAGGACAAGTCTTCCCAAGCTGCAGACGACAAGAGTAACAACGACGATTCTGACGATGATGATTCTGATAAGGAAGATCAAGAAGAAGGAAACGAAGTAGTCGAAGACAAAAGTACTGAAAAGGAAGATGTCGAAGACGAAGATACAGAAAACGAAGAAGACGATCCCGATAAGAAACCCACTCGTAAGGAGAAGCGTGAAGCTAAACGCAAACGTTACCTTGAGTCTATCCGAAAGGAAGGGGAGCAGACTACTCAACGTCGTAGAGACGAGCTATTCTCAACAGATCCAAATTACAAGCCGTTAGATTATAACGATGTAACAGAGCTTGATGTCAAAGACCTTCAGAACGACCGTACAAACTACGGACGAACAAACTTTTCGAAAGGTGCACAGCTTGAACGCTTTTACGCCGATCAAGAGAAGTTTTGGCAAGGTGTAGAGTACGAAGATAAACTACTTCAAACCGATCCAAAGTATAACTTCCTGAACGAAAAGTCGAAGAAGTATGATCCTGATTTGGCTGAGGAATTGCACGAGAAGTTTTTTGAACTAATCGGGTTTAATCCTGAAACTCAAGTAACACGACGAACCGATATATCCTTTTCTAACTTTGTTAAAAGAGAGATAGGCGACCGTGAAAACTGGGTTGCAAGGACTGAAGATCAGATAGTTAAAAATGCGGCTGCTCAACGTTCGACTTCTAGTATTCGACCTGGCGGAAGTCCAACAAGGAGCTTAGGAAAACTAAAGCCTGGCGACATTTCTAAGATGTCTCAAAAAGACTTTGAGAAACACGAAGCAGAAATAGATCGTCAAATCCTAGCAGAACTTGGTCAATAGTTGTACAATAAACTTATTCCTTACAAAGAATAAACAAAGCATTAAAAACACAATAAAAGGAGAATAACCAAAATGGCTTATTCAGAAGTAACAGTAACTCCTACTACTGCTGCAAAACTTATTGCAGAAAAGTGGACTAAAAAGATTGAGCAACCTTTCTTCAAAGCCCTTTACTTCAAGGATCTCGTTACTAACCGTGACGAACTTGCAAGTGGTGGTAACAAACTTAATATTCCATTTATGTCTACGTACAACGCACGTGACAAGGTTGCAGGTACTCCTGTAGTCTACGACGCTGCTGTTGAGACAGAAATCGAATTGACCATTAACAAGCACAAATATCTTGCCTTCGCTATCGAAGACATCACTAAGGTTCAGTCAAGCTACAACTTGCAGGAACTCTATCGTGGTGCTCAGAAGGAAGCCCTTGCTCGTGCAATCGACACTGACTTGGCTTCACTTCACGCTTCTGCTGGTACTAACGTTGCTGCTGGTGCAACTGCTGACGACGCTGACATTCTAGCGGTTGTCTTGGCACTTGACCTTGCGAACGTTCCACCTACAGAGCGTTACGGTATCGTTTCGGCTAAGGTTATGGGTGACTTGCGTGCAGTTAACAAGTACGTCGCTTACGACCAAACAGGTAAAACTGGTTTGGCTGCAAGTGGTGGTGCTAACGTACCTAGTGTGTACGGTATGGAACTCTATATGTCTAACAACATCGTAGACGACGCTACCAACACTCACAGCTTGTTCTTCCACAAATCTGCAATCTCACTGGCACTTCAACTGAAGCCTACCTACAAAATGGAAGATTCAGTCGATGTTATCGGTGTTAAATCAGTTCTTCACACAATCTACGGACTTGCTGTTGAACGATCTGCTGCACTTGTTGACCTTGAACGAGCTAGCTAGTAACGGAAAAATTAAACGGAGAATACCAAAATGGCTAATGAAGAAACATTTACCAAGAAACAAGTTCTCGAACTTTGGAGTGACAAAGCTGGTCGTAAAGACAACTTCGATCTTCGTGAAGTCGAGAGCCTAGACGGTGTTAAGCAAACCCAACTGATTAACAAGGAGACTGGTTCACTAGTCGTCGCTGTTAACGGTCACGGTGAAGACGCTATCAACGTACTAGGTCGTCGTGTCGGTGATCCATTCATCGATCCAGGCGTTAACCCTAAAGAAGCTCAAGGTGATGAGAACAAGAAGTTCTACACCAGTGAAAAGGTACTTGCTACCCCGACACAGCCTGAAAGCCTTGAAGGTAACGCAACAACTCGTAATTTCGTAGGCGGTCGTGAAGTTTCGCAAGAAGCTGCTGACAAGTTCCAGGCTGAAGCTCAGTCTGAGATCGACGCTAGCAAAGAAGCTGACGAAGTTAACGAAGAAGGCGAAGCTAAATAATATGCCTAGCCGAGCAGAACTTGTACTAAGAGCTGCTGCGGTGAACGTTGACGAGACTGCATATCCAAATGACAGTAAGTTAGAGCAGAAAGTCTTATACGAAGAAAGTATTATGACTGCAACAACTAACACTCGTTCCACTAAACTACCTGCTGCTGCGAAAGTAGCACAAGTAAGCGGTGGTAAGAACGTTTAGCTCATAAGCACTCGCAATCTGACCCCCTGCAATATGGGGGTCTTTTTGTTATACTTACTAGAGTAATAACCGAAAGGAACTATATGAAACTGAAACCATTTAAGTCACTAATTGTAATCAAGCTCGAAGAATATCCTATTGCTGGATATGATGAAGAAGGTAAACAGGTTGTACCTCAGATCTGGCACAAGCACAAACCATACGGAACTATCGAAGTTATCGGTGATGAAGTCACTCTTGTAAAAGTTGGTGATCGTGTTGTAGTAAACCCTTATGCAATTATCGAAATGCCTGGTGAAAAATCTATGCTCATTAAAGAAGGCGATATTCTCGCTTTAATTGAGGAAGATGAAAATGGCGAACAAAAAGCGGAAAAATAGCAAAAAGAAGGTCGTTGTACCTGCACTTCCACCACAGTTTAAGAAGGTGGACTATCTTCGTCGCAAGCCTATTGTTATGGAAAGTGTCGATCACGGCGTTGGTAAGTTAACAGATCAGTCTGGTAATCACGACGTTACGATCTCGTGGCACTTAAACGAAATGGCACAAAGGGATAAAGTTTTCAAGTTACAAATTGACGACAAGGTAGTATACTTAGATTTAGAAGAACTAACCTTCTATACACGAGTAATGTTCGTGAAATAGACTTAAAAACGAATATATAAAGGAAACAAAAAAATGGCAGACTGGATTCCAGGAATAAACGTAGGAAACGCCTTCAAGCAAGTTGGCTCAGTTGTCGGACTTGCACCAAAGGGTGATTACGACGTATTAGATAGTTATACAAACTCAAATCGTGCAGGACAACAGCAAGTCGAATGGCTTCCTGATGTTACTAGTGGACCTCAAGTATTAGGTGTTCAAGCTCCTGGTGCTGGTAATGGAAACGGTAACGGTACTCCTGCACCTGTCGATACATCTGTTGTTGACAGTGTTGGTCGTCGCTGGTCTTCACAAGCTGCTATGAATGCAAACGCTAATAACGTTCGTCGTAATATCGGTGTTAAACAAGGTGGCTTCGAAGGTGAAGGTCGTACTACAGCTCAAGGCAACCGCCTAGCTTACGGTAATGACAGTCAAGACTTTGTTACTGGTATGCGAACTGGTCAGAATACGATCAACTCAAACCGTGTAAATAACGCTCTTAATCTACGTCGATCAATGGCTTCTATCGCTAGTGGTGTCCGTACTGGACTTCGATCTGGTGCTGTTGACCTTGCTAATATGAACGCTCTTGATAGTGGGGCTTCTGAAGCTATGGCTCGTGCATTCGCTCGACAGGGTAACTCACAAGCTAACGATGTAAATAACGAAGCTCAAATTGCTGAGAACTCATTCTTAACTGAACAGAACAACCTCGGTCTACAGCGTGAACAGGGTATCGGTCGTCTCAAGAACTGGCGTAACGCTAAGGTTAACGAGATTAGTACTAAACTATGGCAGAACCTATCTGAACTTGACGCTGGTGCTCAAGCTGAAGGTGTCGGTGGTGGTGTAGATATGGGTATTCGTGATCGTGTTGTCGGTGACGCAAGCCGTATGCTTGACGAAGTTGACGCTATTACTCAACAGGAACTTAGTAAAATTACTGGTCTTGATTACGGTCAAGTACAAGAACAAGCTACTCAAATGGACGTTGCAGGTGCAGGTGCTAATCCGTTTACTTACGAAGGTGGCGGTCTACAGATCGGTCATTCTAATGGTAACGGTGCTGCTCCTATCGGTCCGATTGGTACAGCTCCTAAATACCGTGACGATCAAAATCCACTAATGCCTGCTCCATTTGCACGACAAGACGACCAAGTAGCGATAGCTTAGAAAGGGGGCTGTAATGGCTTACGCTCCCAAGAAGAAGAAAAACCTTTGGGATAATATCATCGATACTCTCGGTGGTGCTGCTGACGCTGTTATACCTGGCGATCAATCTAGCTGGCGATCTGCTCCTACTCGTGAAGAACAGGTTCAACCTATTGTTCGACCAAAGGTAAACGATTCACCACTACAGGTACAGACGGCACGACCGACGAGTAACATTTTAAGCGTAGGCAAACCTACGACTTTTGACGATCTCGAAGTTGGAACTGCTACGCCACAAGCTATTACGCAACCTGCTCCCCTTGATACTAAAGCTGTAGACGAACGGCTTAATAAGGGTTATTCGTGGGAACAAATTGCAAAAGAAACGAACTCTGACGTTAACAAGGTAAAAGAGTACTCACAGAAAACTCGACCTACATACGGTATACAGGCTCAACCGAAGCAACAATATACCGACTTTGAAATGGTCAACGGCAAGAACAAGGAAATACTCGGTGTCGATGTTGGTCAATATATGGGTGACTACGGTAAAACCTACGATATGAAGGTAGGCAAAAAAGCTGAAATGTCTGAAGAAGACTTCCTAAAAGGCTTTGATTATGTCGGTAATAAACGTGAACAGGTACAGAATGTATACGTAAATAAGCTCAAAGAAATGGCTACTGCTGGTGATGAGAATGCAAAGTTTACTCTTAATACGCTACAGAAAAATGGCAAATTAAAGGGTGACTGGACTGATGTTATCGAAAGTGCTAACAATGAGTTTCTTGGTGGGCTTGCTCGTGGTACTCAAAATGCTGCAGGTTTTGTAGCTTCTAACCCTGTTACGAACGCTATTATCGGTGAAGATGAAGGACGTAAAAAGTTCCGTGACGATATGAAAGAGAAGACTGCTCAGGATAAAAAGAACTGGACAGGCTCTACTGATATGGACAAGATCGGTGAAAACGTCGGTAAAGCTGAACAGGTCGGGCTGGATATTGGTCTTACTCTTATACCTGCTGGTAAGGCTGATGATCTGGTACGTGGTACTCAGATGTTTACTAAGCTAGGTAAAGGCGGTCAATTCGTTGCTCGTACACTTCCTGGATCGTCTGTATTTACTGCTGAAGATATAGCTTCTCGAACTCTAAGGGGTGAAGATGTTAACGTGGCTCAAAGTGCTGCTTACGGTATTGGTGCAGATCTAGCACTTCCATTAGTAGGTAAAGCGATTACTAAGATCCCTGGTACTGAAAAGATTGCTGGTGCTGTAGTAGACGCTGCAGGGAATGTTATTAAAAAAGGTGGCGAGTTTGCTGAAGCTGCTCGTATTACTGGTAGTGAAGTTGCAGGAAAAGTACGCAATCAAGTTGACGATTTTCTAGATAACGCTGTCAAACAATTTACTCCACCAAAGCCTGCTACTGTACGTGTTACTGGTGGTAGTATGCCAACTACAGATCTAACTCCACAGTATCGAAATACGCCTACATCTGGTGCAAAACCGTTTAATCCAAATATACAGCCTGAGACACAAGCAGGTATAAATGA